GGTAAATCAAATAGAGAATCAACAGGAGGTGGCGCATGGTAGCGATACTAGATCAACACGGGCAGCCAATTAAAAAGCCGGAGTTAAAAGAATCACAGACCGCCAAAGTTGGCGGTTTACATCATGAGTTTGCAGGTCACCCAAGCCGTGGTTTAACGCCTATAAAACTGGCGCGAATTATGGAAAATGCCGAGCAAGGCGACATTCGTGCGCAGCATGATCTGTTTTTAGATATGGAAGAGAAAGACGGCCATATCTTTTCTGAGATGAGCAAGCGTAAGCGTGCTTTGTTGAAGATTAGCTGGGACATAGTGCCGCCACGCAACCCAAGTGCGAAAGAAAAGAAGATCGCAGCTGAAGCTAAAGAGCTGGTGATGGATATTGCCAATATTGAAGACGTGATACTTGATGCGCTTGATGCGATTGGGCACGGTTTTTCATGCCAAGAAATTGAGTGGCAATTGCTTGGCCGCACTTGGCTGCCAAAAGAAATAACGCACAGACCACAAAGCTGGTTTAAAACCGATAATGAAACACGCACTGAGCTTCGCTTACGTGATAACTCACTTAACGGCCAAGCACTGCAACCGTTCGGCTGGGTTAAACATATTCACAAGGCAAAGTCCGGCTACATTGCAAGATCAGGTCTGCACCGTGTACTGGCATGGCCATACCTGTTCAAAAATTACAGTGTACGAGATCTTGCAGAATTCCTTGAGATTTATGGTTTGCCATTGCGCCTAGGAAAATACCCAAGCGGATCAGGTGATGATGAAAAAGCCACGCTACTACGTGCTGTGTTAGCTATTGGCCATGATGCCGCTGGCATTATTCCTGAGGGCATGGAGATTGATTTTAAAGATGCGGCCCAAGGCTCACATGAACCATTCCAAGCAATGATTGATTGGTGCGAACGTACCCAAAGTAAGGCGATTCTTGGCGGCACACTTACAAGCCAAGCTGACGGAAAAAGCAGCACTAATGCACTGGGCAATGTACACAACGAAGTACGTCATGACTTGATGATGTCAGATGCAATGCAGCTTGCAGGTACGCTCACCAGGGATATTGTTTACCCATTGATTGCGCTTAACCTTGGCGGTATTGAAGATGCACGCCGCATGCCTAAATGGCAGTTTGATCTACGTGAGCCTGAAGACATTAAGACCTACTCAGACGCACTGCCTCCATTGGTTGCCATTGGCGTGCAAGTGCCTGTTAATTGGGCGCATGAGAAGCTTGGAATACCGTTACCAAAAGAAGGTGAAGCAGTACTGCAGCCTGCAAAAAAAGAAGTGCCAGGACAAACTAACCAAGCAGCTGCAACAAGAGTTGCTGCCGCGACGGCGTTGCTTGATCAAGATGAGTTTGATGTTTTATCTGAAGAGTTGGCAGGCGACTGGGAGCGAGTCACTAACCCGTTAATTGAGCCAATTGCCGCGTTAGCTGCATCGGTGCAAAGTTATGAGGAGTTTCAATCCAGATTGCCAGAATTAATAGCTGGCATGGATATTAGCCTGGTAACTGAAGCTTTAACGCAAGGTCAGTTTGCTGCAGGCATTTGGGGGCGAGTGAATGGCCCAGACACTGAATAATGTTTGAGCTAAAACCACTACCTCCTAAAGAGGCCATCGAATACTTCAGGCAGAAAGGTTATCTTGTTGGCTTTAGCTGGGAGGATGTATGGCAGCAAGAACATCAAGCCGCCTTCACCGTGGCCAAAGCTATGCAAATAGATCTGCTTGAAGATATTCGCCAGGCGGTTGATGCTGCACTGGCAGATGGCACAACCTTTGCCACGTTTCGCAAGCTGCTTAAACCGTTATTGGTTCAAAAAGGATGGTGGGGTAAGGCTGATGTTGAAGACCCGCTGACAGGCGAGATAAAGAACGTGCAGCTGGGTAGCACCCGTAGACTGAAGGTGATCTACGATACCAACCTGCGTACAGCGCATAGCGAAGGCCAGTGGCAGCGCATACAGGAGAGCAAGGCATCATTCCCCTACCTGCAATACGATGGCAATAACAGCGAACACCCACGTCTGGCACATGCTGCATGGGATGGCATGATACTGCCTGCTGATGATCCTTTCTGGCAATCACACATGCCGGTTAAAGCTTGGGGCTGCAAATGCCGTGTGATTCAAATGAGCGCTGGCATGCTTGAGCGCCGTGGTTTAACGGTATCTGAAGCACCTGCCGTGCCTAAGTACAGCTATACCAACAAACGCACCGGTGAAGTGCAGCAGGTACCCAAGGGCGTAGATCCGGCGTTTAATTACGCACCCGGTGGCCGCCAGCAAAATCTGAATAAAATGCTTGCCGAAAAAATGGCACGTTTACCTGATGATCTGGCAAAAGCTGCAAAAAATAGTTAAGGCCGATTAAAGGCGATAAGATAGTTTTAAGCGGCATACACTAGCAAAATATTAAACAATCGTTTTTAACGGGGGTTTAACGCTATTCTAGGCGGTGTTTTTATCGAGAATAGAAAGCGTTATTAATAAAACTAACAGTTGCCAGTATTTTTTATAAGGCGTAGTCTAAAAAAGTGGCAACGTTCTAACCCCTGCACACCCTCACTGAAGCCACTCAGTATCGCACTAAACCCCATGCCCCATGAAAATGGGTGCCATGAAACACAAACAAAACCCACGCAAGCTGATTAACGCCGCAATCGCGGCTTGTAGTTTTGAATTAACTACCGGTGCCGATCTGCAGATTCTTCCTGCCGGTGAGTTTCGTGCCACAGATGGCAGGCCAACAGATGTTAAAGCCTGGTATATCGACGCCACCATTGCAGCCTCAATCATTGCTGAAGTATCAGCCCGTCAAAACCGTCTGGTGATTGACTACGAACATCAAACCCTTTTAGCCGCAGAGAATGGCAAGCCTGCCCCAGCCGCCGGTTGGTTTAAGCAGCTTGAATGGCGTGAAGGCGATGGTCTTTATGCGATTGGCGTTGAATGGACCGACGCAGCCAAAGCACACATCGAAGCCAAAGAGTACCTCTATTTCTCCCCCGTATTCAGTTACAGCAAAAAGACTGGTGCAGTCGAGAGCGTACTGCTTGGCGCAATCACCAACAACCCGGCATTAGACGGCATGAGTGAGGTTGCCGTAGCGGCAGCCTCCAAACTTTTAACCAACACGGAGAGTTTAACAATGGACTTAGACGAATTACTAGAGCGCTTGCGCTGGATGTTCAACCTGCCAACTTTGGCCACTGCTGATGACATTTTGACTGAGGTCAATAAAGCGGTAGATCTGATTAAAGCTGACAACGCTACGGCTGCGACAAGCTTTAACCTGACTAACCACTTAAGGGAACAGCATCAATCAATCGCAAGCCTGACCGCGCAGATTGAAACCCCTGACCCTGCCAAGTTTGTGCCGCTATCAGTCATGCAAGACCTGCAAACGCAACTCGCAGCGCTTAACAAACAGATTAACGACGGCGAAGTAGAAGACCTGGTAACGGTCGCTTTATCTAGTAGCCGATTGTTGCCAGCGCAGGAAGCTTGGGCGCGTGAACTTGGCGCTAAAGATATCGCCGCTTTGAAATCTTATCTTGATACAGCCCAACCAATTGTGGCTTTAACCAACACGCAAACCGGCGGCAAGATTCCCGATGGCGACGGTGTTACCGACCTGACTGAATCGCAATTAGCCGTATGCAAACAGATGGGCGTATCACCTGAAGACTACAAAAAGACTTTGAGCGCCAGCGCTTAACTTAGGTTTAACGATTTACATATTAACGCCTCATGTAAATGAGGCTATCAAGGAGAGAAGAAATGGCACTTGCAAATGACCGTAATACACCGTTGAAAGATGGTGAGTTGGTATCAGTACCGGTTGCAGCAGTAAAGATTTATGCAGGTTCACTGGTGGCGATTAACGCAGCAGGTTTTGCAACACCTGGTGCGGTGGCCACCACACTTAAATACTTTGGCCGAGCTGAAGAGTGGGTTGATAACGCGGCTGGTGCTGCCGGTGACAAAAGCATTTTAGTGCGTCGCGGCAAGGCTTTTAAATGGCTTAACCACGGGGCTGATGCAGTTGTGCAAGCTGATCTTGGCGCTACCTGCTACATCGTAGACGACCAGACTGTAGCCAAAACCAACGGTGGTAATACCCGCTCGGCAGCTGGCAAGGTGATTCAGGTTGATGCAGACGGCATCTGGGTCGAGTAATTAAAGCTTTAGGTTCAATCAGTAAATTAACTTTCAGGAGAACACAATGAAATCACGAATTTTAGTATTAGGTCTTGCTGCAGCTGCAGCAATGGCCGCGACGTTTGCAGTGCCACTGCATGCGCATGAGTTTAGCAATGAAACGCTCATGACAGGCGGCATGCTTGGCATGCTGGTAAATAAAGAAAGCATTGGGAATGTCTTTATCAGCCTGAAAACCACTTTTAACAATGCCTTTAGCGCTGCGCCTTCAGTATGGCAAAAACTGGCAATGAAGATCACTTCGACTACCAGCCAGAATGACTATGCCTGGTTAAGTAAGTTTCCAAAAATGCGTGCATGGGTTGGCGATAAAAACGTTAAATCGCTTGAGGCTGCTAAATACACAATCCCAAATAAAGACTGGGAGGCCACAGTAGAAGTTGATCGCAACGACATTGAAGATGACCAGCTGGGCATCTATGGTCCACAAGCCCAAATGGCCGGTGAGTCTGCAGCGCAACTGCCTGATGAAATAGTGATTGATCTGGTTAACGGCGGCTTTGCTAACACCTGTTTTGATGGCCAGTATTTCTTTGATACTGATCACGTGGTCGCCGGTGCCAGCGTATCTAACAAATTAACGGTTGCGCTTTCTGTTGCAACACAGGCTGCCGCAATTGCCAGCTATGGTGCAGCACGTACTGCAATGCGTAAATTCAAGGATGACGAAGGCCGTCCACTCAACATCACGCCAAACGTGCTGTTAGTAGGCCCTGCACTTGAGCATATTGCCCTAGCAATTGTGAATAATGATCGTCTGGATGATGGCAAGGCAAACCCATACAAAGGTACTGCCGAGGTCGTAGTTGATGCACGAATCACATCTGACACTGCATGGTTCCTGTTGGATACGACAAAAGCAGTTAAGCCATTCATTTATCAGGAACGTAAAGCCCCGGTGTTTGTTGAGCAAACAAGCGCTGAGAATGACGATGTATTTAACCGCAAGAAATTCAAGTTTGGTGCTGAAGCGCGCGCTGCGGGCGGCTATGGTTTCTGGCAGCTGGCTATAGGTTCAACCGGTGCAGGTTAATCACTAAGCAATACTGCAGCCTGCGTTAGATTAAAAGCAGGCTGCCAGTTATAAAAACTTATCTGGAGAACAAAATGACAACACAAAAAAATAAAACAGCAGTAGATGAAGCTGCAGCAAAAGAAGCTGAGACAGTGAAAGAAGCTGCTGAAAAGGCAGCCGCAGAAGCTGCAGCAAAAGAAGCTGAGACAGTGAAAGAAGCTGCTGAAAAGGCAGCCATAGAAGCCGCAGCCGCAAAAAAACAGCCAGTAAAAGCATTACAGGTGGTGGCTAAAGTTGATAGCTTCCGTCGTGGCGGCATTGTATTTGGCCGCACCGAAACAACCGTGCGTCTGGATGAATTAACCACTGAACAGATTAAACAGATTAAAGGCGAGCCTTTGCTGGCCGTAACTGAAATCGAAGTGGCTGCTGAATAATCATGACCTACGTAACCGCTACCGAAATCATCACGCAGTTTGGCGCTGAAGAACTCGCCCAGCGCAGTGATCGTGGCCTGCCTCGTTTAGTCACGCCGGAGCTGCTGATTGCAGCTGCTGCAGGTGCAAGCCTTGCAGCATATACGGCAGAAGAACAGGCAGCGGTAGCGGCTGCCCTGGCATTGATCAACAGCAAGCTGCTCGATGCTGAAAGCACCGTTAACGGTTTTCTGGCAGGCAGGTATTCAGTGCCATTAGCAACGGTACCGCGCCTGGTAATGACCATTACCTGTGATTTAACCAGGTACGCACTTTATGACGACATGGCAACAGAGGCCATATCAAACCGCAATGCAGATGCATTGAAGCTGCTTAAATCAATCAGCAAGGGTGAGATAAGCCTTGGCATTGATGGCGCAGGCAATAAACCAAAAACCAATGATGGTGCGCAGCTGCAATCAAATGGCCGTGTGTTTAGCCGTAACGATGGAGGCTTTATCTAATGACCGGCGCAATGATCAGTATGGAAATTGATGATCGCCAGATTAAGGCCAAGATTCGTGCGCTGATGGCGTTTGGACAAAACCCATCTGCTGCCATGCGCGACATTGCAACATATGGAGAAGCCTCAACACGTGAGCGTTTTCGTGATCAGGTTGCACCAGACGGTAACCGCTGGAAGCCAAGCATCCGAGTACAGATATCAGGCGGCAAGACCCTCACAAAAGATGGTCACTTAGGTGACTCTGTAAGCAATAAATCAAACGCCACCGTGGCTGAGTGGGGTGTAAATAGAATTTATGCAGCCATTCACCAATTTGGCGGCAACACCGGTAGAAAACTCCGCACAAAAATTGTGGCACGGCCTTACCTTGGCGTTAACGCTGCTGATGAAAATGAAATATTAAACCTGCTGCAGGCAAGAATCGACGGAGTAATGAGCCATGCTAGCTGAAGCTGAAAACGCGATCGTAGTTGCAATTAAAGCCGCCCCGATCGCACAGAAACTAAAACAGGTAGACACCCTGCCCGATCTTGACGGAGATTCACTGGTGAACAGGTTTGCGACCGATGCCCCAGCGGTTTACGTGGCACCGGCTGCAAGCTTTGCAATCAAAGGCGCAATCGTAGACGTGGGCTTTGGCATTGCCTGTGTTGCCAGAAATGCAGGCGGCCAGGCTGCCGCCCGCAAAGGCGACGGCAAGATGATCGGCATGTACCAGATTGCAGAAACCATCGCCGCGCTGCTAGATGGCTTTAAAGCCGCCGATGTGCCGCTATATGCAACCGGCATCAGCATTATGAATGATGAAAAGATTTACAAAGCAGGTTTGCAGGTTGCAGTGATCACCTTACAAGGGCAAGCAACATTGCCACCAAGTATTGATCCCGCAGGTTTAGATGACTTCGTTACCTTCAATGCTCAATACGACATTGAACCACATGAGAGCGCTGCAGAGCATGCAAAGTGGAGCCAAGAACCGCCTGACCATAGCACCAGCAAACCAGACTTAACCGACAACATAACCTTACAGGAGTAAGACATGGCAATTCTACACAAACCAGTATTTGCAACACCAAAAGCCGGGCTAAAAATTCGTAAAGAAGACGGCACCTATCTGCCTGAAGGCGGCGATACCGTGATTCACAGTACCTACTGGGCACGCCGTGAGAAGGATGGCGACGTGACTTTATCAGACAAGTTGCCTACTGAACCAAAAACAAAAGGCGCTTAATCCGCGCAATCAATTAGGAGAACACCGTGGCAGATAACATTACCTTTTTAAGTATTCCTGAAGACTGGCTAGTACCAGGTGCAAAGATTGAGATCGACCATAGCCGTGCAATTCGCGGTTTGCCTGCTGTATCACACAAAATGCTATTGCTGTGTCAGCGCTTAAACACTGGTTCAGTACCGGCTGGTGTGCTATCTAAAATCACTCGTAAGGAAGATGGCGTTAATTATTATGGGCGTGGCTCTCAAGGGGCGCAGATGGTTGCGGCTATTTTGAAAGTCAATCCATACACAGAGCTTTACGGCTTGGCATTAGATGATTTGGTCGCTGGTGTAGCTGCTGCTGGCACTATCACCATTACCGGCACCCCTACCGAATCAGGTACCTTGTATCTGCGTGTTGGTGGTCGCTCTGTTCCGGTTGGTATTACTGCAGCGCAAACCCCTACGCAAATTGCTACTGCAATCGCAGCTGCAATCAATGCAGATCTGGATGGTGCCGTCACCGCAGCAAGTGCTGTTGGCGTAGTCACAGTCACATCTCGACACAAAGGCCTTGAAGGTAATGGTATTGACATACGTGTTAATTATTACCAGGGCGAAGCCACACCTAAAGGTATTGTAGTAGCGATTGTGGCGATGACCGGCGGCACTGGCAACCCAGATGTAACCGATGCGATTACTGCAATGAGCAATATTGCGCCATACACTATTGTGATGCCGTGGAGCGACCCTGCAAACATGGCGCTGATGGAAGCTGAACTGGAAATAAGATTTAGTGGCATGAACATGAAGCAAGGCCATGTGTTCACTTATAAGTCAGGCAGCTACAGTGAGCTTTCAGCCTATGGTAGCGCGCGTAATAGCAAACAGTCATCATTCCTTGGTCTTAAAGGTTGCCCGTCATTGCCTTGGGTCAATAGTGCACAGTTTGCAGGTGCTGTTGAGTTCCGTGGCGCCATTGACCCTGCATTACCATTTAAAGGGCTTTATTTACCAGACGTCATGGCGCCTGCCGAGGCTGATAAGTTCAGTGAGTCTGAGCGTAACTTACTGTTGCACGACGGCTGCAGCACGGTCACATTTGATCAAGGCGGTAATTGTCACGTTGAGCAAGTAATCACCACCTACCAAACTAATGTGTTTGGAATGGAAGACCGCAGCATGCTCAAACTTAACACCAAGTGGACCGCAGATTACATGCGCTTTGTGTTTGCTTATGACGTAGTTGCGACATTCCCTAATCACAAATTGGCTGGTGATGATGTTCTTGATCGTATTCAGCCAGGGCAAAAAATCGCAACGCCAAAACTCATTATTAATAATTCACTGATCCCAACGGCAATGCGCTTAGAGAAGGTTGGCCTGTTAGAAGATTTAGATCAGTTTATCAAAGAGTTAATTTGTGTGCGCTCTGATGTTGATAAGAACAGAGTAAATGCAATTTTACCAACTAACCTGGTTAACCAGTTTGACGTATTTGCTGGTGCGGTTCAGTACATCTTATAAGCCAGCACATTTTACAAATAAATACACTTTAAAGGAGTCATTGATATGGCAATTCACGGACGCGCGTATATCACAATCGGCGGTAGACGCTACAACACTAAAGAAGGCGCTACCATTAAGCTTGGTGGCGAAGCTGGCACACCAGTGGTTGGTGATGGCGGTTATGCAGGACTGCAATATCAAAATGAGGCTGGCCAGGTTGATTGCACCTTCATTGCTTCAGACGATGTCAGTGTTTCTGACATTCAAAAAATAAAAAATGCCAACATGAGCTTTGATTCTGATAATGGTAGAAGCTTCGTGTCGTCAGATGCCTCTAACGGCCCTGTACCAGAGTTCTCTAAAGACGGCATTAAAACCACCTTCTACGGCAATTTTAAAGAGGTTTAATCATGTCATTAGCTAATCAGAAACCATTCGCCAAGCCGATCACCATTGCTGGTGTTAACTACACCCATTTTGGTATACGCGAATCTACAGTTGATGACATGTTTGAAGCTGAAATGGAATTGACACGCACGGGCGGTGGCGCACATACACCGCTGGCTTTTAATGGGCAGATGATGGTGCGCCAACTCAATCAAGTAAGCAATGATCAGGGCGCTACATTTGACGGACCGTTCACCATGAACATGCTTAAAAGCTGGGGAACCAGAAACTACCGCGCTCTGCGTGACGCCCAGATTGAGGTAGACCTACTGGGGGAAGACGTGCCGAGCGATCAAAAGGACTCTTAGACAAGATACTTTTAATCGCTCTTAAAACGGGCTGGTCAATTGGTGAAATTAAAGCTTTACCAGTTGATGAGTTTAACCACTACTTGAATCGCTTAACTGAAGAAAAAACATGAGCCGTGATTTAACCTTATCAATGAAGCTTTACGCAGATGCTACCCGGTTTATATCCGGGTTAACCTCTGGTGAAAACGGTGTTCGTAAATTTGGCAACACAGCAAAGCGTGAGTTTGATGCGTTAAAAAACTCATTAAATTCTGTTGAAGGCAAGCTGGCATCTCTTGGCGTTACTGTTGGTGCAACAGCAGCCATCATGCAATCTGCACGTATGGATAAAATCTTAACGCAGATTGGTCAGACCGCAGGCACGAGCCAGTCCGAGGTTGACGGTTTACGTAAAGAACTATTCCGCATGAGCAAAGAGTCAGGGCAGCCGGTTGATGATCTGCAGCAGGGCTTTAACAATGCAGTACAAGCCGGGTTAAGGTTTAAAGAAGCATTGCCTGTTATTGATGCCACCAATAAAGCGGTGGCAGTTACTGGTGCGCAGGCCGAGATTTTAACGGGGGCTTTAACGGTTGCTGCCAGCGCATTTGAATTTGATCTGGCTAAACCTAATACTGCAGTTAAATTGCTGGATCAAATGACCGTAGCTGGCCGCCTTGGCAATGCTGAGCTTGAAAACCTCTCTAGTATTTTTGGTCGCATTGGCCCTAATGCAGCCAGTGCTGGTTTTGGGTTTGAAACTACCCTGGCTTTTATTGAAGGCTTGTCACAAATCGAACGTCAGCCTGAGCGCTTAGCAACCTTGGCAGATAGCACCATGCGCGTATTTACTAATCTTAAATACATGAACGATGCCCAGAAATCCACTGGCGTTAAATTCTTTGATGGCAAAGGCGATCGTCGAGATCCTCTTAAAGTGCTGGCAGATATCAAGAGTCAGTATGACAAGATCGGCACGCAAAGAGAACGCGCCCTATTCATTCAAAAAGCCTTTGGCAATGCCGACCTAGATACGATTAAAGGCATGCGTATTTTGTTATCAGGGGGCATGTTAAACAACGTTAAACAATTCTCCAAAGAAATCACCAACGCTAGCGGAACACTTAAAAAAGATTTCCCAGAAGCAATAAATAACTCAATTGATCAGGTTGGAAGGCTGAAAGCTGCATTACGCGAGGCTGCTGATGGTTGGTCTAAACCAATTAAAAGTACCATAAATGACATCATCAAACATACGATGAAAGACAAAAAAGACGGTGGTCTGGGCATGGATGGTAACGATATAGCGCTTGCTGCTGGCGGAGGCACCATTGCCACCTTATTAGCTGCCAGATACGGCGGCAAAGCAATTGGCTCACTTGCCGGTAAATTTGGCAACATGGGTGCCGGCGTTGCTACAGGTAAAGCGCTAGAAACTGCTGCAGGTGTCACCCCTGTGTATGTCGTTAATATGGGCGAAGGTGGTATGAGTTTAGGATCAGCAGCTGGAGCAGGTGCTGGTGCGTTGGCTGCAGGAAAAATCGCTAGTAAGTTTAAGGTAGGTGCAGCACTTCTTGGCGGCTCTAATATGGCAGCCCTTCGTATGATGGGTGTTGGTGCCATGAGTACAGCAGGTTTGGGTGTAACAGCAGCCGGTGCTGCTGGCTATGGTGCTGGGTCATTAATTAACAAAGGTATTGAAGGTACATTCTTGGCTGACGCTATTGGTAGATCCGTTGCTATTGCTATGGCTCCATTTAGCGCCAATGCACGTAATGCTTTAAAAAACGAATTTAATTCCAAGTCAGAAAATCTAAGCGGGACACTCAATATCAAAATAGATCAAGATGGACGCTTTGCAGGTGCAAGCGTTAAAACCAACAAGTCTGACGTTAAGCTAAATGTTGCTAACGGTCTTTATATGTTTACGGATATGTAATGGCTACTTGGCGCGATAATATGCAAAAAGGCAGCTTTCGTGGTGTGCCGTTTCTAACTACTAAATCAGATGGCCAAATTGGCCGTCGCAATGTTGTTAATGAATACCCAAATAAGGATGAAGCCTATGTAGAGGATATGGGCTTAAAAGCACGTGTTTTCACCTTGGATATCTTTGTACTCGGTGATAACTACATGGCTGAGCGTGATGCGCTTGAAGCCGCCTTTGAAAAAGAAGGCTCCGGCGAGCTGGTGCATCCGTGGCGTGGCCGCATGACGGTAAGCGTGACAGATTGCCGCCCGAGCGAAAACATTGATCAAGGTGGCCGCCAAAGCTGGAGCGTTACCTTTACCCAAACCGGCAAGAACGAACTGCCAAGAATTCGCCAGGACACTGCTGCGATTATTGACATCACTGCTGACAATGCCATTGCAGCCAGTGAAAATGACTTTGCTGAAACCTTCAGCGTAGATGGCCTGCCTGAGTTTGTTGAACAAGATGGTTTGGCTCAGATCAACACCATGTTAGATGACACACTCGCACTTGCACGCGGCATGTTGCCTGATATGAGTATCTTACCTGCATTTATCAGTAATGCAGGTAGCATTACTGGCAAGCTCTCACAGCTGATGCGTTTGCCCACTAATCTAGCTTCAGAAATCACTGGACAAATTGCAGGTGTACTTGGCCTTGGCAACTCGCCATTGTCAGCATTCAATGCACTTAAAAGCTTATTTGGCTACAACAGTAAATCTGTAAACCGCACAACTCCTAGCAGAACCCAGCAAGATGATAATCGAAAAGCAGTCGCAGACTTAACGCGCCGCACTGCAATTATTGAAGCTGCACGAAGCTCTGCCAGCATCAGTTACGATAACCAGAATCAGGCGCTGCAGGTGCGTGATGTGCTGGTAGATGCGATTGACGCTGAGCAGCAGACCGCCAGCGATGAAGTATTTAATGCGCTGGCAGATCTGCGCACCGCAGTGGTACGCGACATTAACACCCGGGCAACTGATTTGGCCAGGCTTATACCTTACACCCCTAAAGCAACCCTGCCAGCCGTGGTATTGGCATACACGATCTATGGGGATGCAACACGTGATGCTGATGTAATAAGCCGCAACAACATTGCACACCCGGGCTTTGTGCAAGGTGGGCAAACGCTTGAGGTTATCACCAATGATTGAGATTAAAACCGATGGCAGCATCTACGGCGGTTGGAAAACCGCGCGTATACCATTTGGCATTGAGCAGATCGCCAACTCGTTCGAGCTGGAGGTAACTGACCGCTGGGTTGGGCAGGATAACCCGCGCCCGATACGTGTTGGCGCCGCCTGCGAAGTGCTGATTGATGGCGAGGTCGTGATTACAGGTTATGTCGATGACAACAGCCCGGAGTTTGATGCAAGCAAACACAGCATTAGCATTGCCGGACGCGATAAAGCCGGTGATCTGGTAGATTGTTCAGCTATTCACAAAACTGGCCAGTGGGCAAATGCTTCACTGGATAAGATCGTGCGCGATATTTGTGCGCCATTTGGCATTAAAGTCATGATCGATGCGCCAGTCGGTGACAAGTTCAGTACGTTCAGCATTCAGGAAGGTGAAAGCGCCCACGAGTGTATAGACCGCGCCTGCCGCATGCGTGCAGTCATGCCGATATCGGATGGTAAAGGTAACCTTGTAATCACCCGAGCGAAAAATGGCGCACCCGTGGCCGAGTTGATACAGGGAGTAAATATTCTTTATGCGCGTGGCGACTTCAGCATGCGTGAGCGCTTCAGCACATACTATATTAAGGGGCAAGACCGCGGCTCTGATGATAATTTAGACGCACCGGAAACCCATACGCAAGTGAGCGCAACCGCCACTGATACTTATGTAAACCGCCACCGCCCATTGATTGTAATCGCTGAAGACAAAGGCGCGCATGCCACATTAAAGCAGCGTGCCGAGTGGGAGCGCAATGTGAGGCGTGGGCGCAGCGCACGCGCTACCGTGCGTGTAAATGGCTGGCGTAATGGTTCTGGTGCGCTCTGGCGTGCCAATACCCTGGTGCATTTAAAATCACCTTACCTGGGGGCAGATGTTGACCTGCTTATTGTGGGAGGCACTTATATTAAAGATGAAAGCCAGGGAGAAGTCACCGAGCTATCACTGGTTGGCCGTGAAGCTTTTGATCTGGTCACTGGCGTTAAAACTACCAAACTGAAAGCAGCGATTAACGGTAAGAATGGCGCTGGCAAATCTGTAGAAAAAGGCAACCGTAAGGCTGATGCAAATGATTGGAGCAACTTTTAATGATCGCCACGCTTAATAAGCTGCTTGATCCTTTACGCCGCAGAGTGCGGTTGATGATTACACGCTGCGTATTATCGGCAATTAATGATCAGTCAGGAATTCAGATTGTACAAATTAAAACGGTCGCTAGTCGCACTGCGGATGGTGCCGAGCGCTTTCAGAATTATGGGTTTACATCTGTGCCATTGCCAGGTGCTGAAGGTATTCTTGCTGCTGTAATGGGCAATTTTGACCACGGGATTGTGATCGCAATGGATGATCGTCGTTATCGTGTTAAGGACTTGCAGCCAGGTGAAGCTGCCATGTACACGCATAAAGACAAAGAAGCGCACAAGCACCGCATTATATTTAAGAATGACGGCAGCATAGAAGTTCTGGCAAAAAACATTACTGTGAAAGCTACCGAGACCGCACGCATTGAAGGCGATAATGTCATCATCCACGCAGGTTCTATGTTCAAGTTTGATGTCAACGGCCACGGCCAGAAATGGTTACCAAACAAAGTGGATACATGGCAGATTGGTGAAGTGGCAGGCACACCTCATAATATCGCTCCACCTGAGATACCTTAAAAATATTAGATGCCTTGACAGCAAATTAAAACCAGCGTAATTTCACAATCTCAGGGCGCGCACAGCGCCCTTTTTCACGACTGAAGCCCTTCCATATCGCGTCAAACTTCCTAGCCATTTATCCTGTTTTCTCAGGGGCTGGAAGTGATTTCCATCTTAAAGCAGGTTGATTCCTAGCGCTTTGCAGCCCTTCTTTTTACATGGGGTTTTTTCATTGGCAGACATCCGCACAGTATTTATCGACATTGAGCATGGCGCTGACTATGCCCTCAATGGCTTTCTGCTGCAGGAAGATGAAGGCTTAGACACTGCCGTCATTATCAGCCTGCTTACAGATCGCCGCGCTGATGATGATGACATCATTCCCGGGGGCAGCGATGACAAGCGTGGCACATGGATTGATAGCTTTGCCGAAGTTGAAGGCGACCAGCACGGCAGCCGCCTCTGGTTGCTTGAGAGCGCCAAGCTGCTGCCTGAAACCGTCAATAAAGTCCGCGAGTATTGCCAAGAGGCTCTTGAATGGATGGTGCGCGATGGTGTGGCCAAATCCGTCAACGTATTTGCAGAAATAATTCGTCGTCATCCGCTCGGCGTGATTGCCGCCCACATTGATATTGAAAAGCCGGATGGCAGCATTACCCGATATAAATTTGAAAAGCTATGGAGCGCAGTATAAATGGCATGGTCTAGACCAACACTGGCAACGCTGATCAATCGTGCCCAGGCTGATATTGAAACCAGCATCCCGGGTGCAGATGCAAAACTGCGCCGCCGCAATCTTGGTATTATTGCCAAAATCGTATCAGCGTTATCCCACGGCCTGCATGGCCGTCTTGACTACATCATTAAGCAAATACTGCCGGATACCGCAGATACCGTACATTTAGATCGCCACGCCACGCTTTGGCTAAAACAGCCGCGAAAACCCGCTGAATACGCAATAGGCTCAGTATTGTTTACCGGTGCTAATGACAAACTGATTGAGGCTGGTACTGTGCTGGTGAGAGCCGATGGTGTTGAATACCTTACCGCTGCAGATGTAACGATTGCAGCCGGCATTGCCTCTGCCAGCGTATCTGCACTGGTTGCCGGTCAGGCTGGCAATGCGGTTGCAGGCACCTTGTTATCATTGGCTTCGCCGATTGATGGCGTGACTGGCACAGCCACGGTTGAATCAGCCGCGCTCACCGGCGGTGCAGACTTAGAAGAAGATCCTGACTTAAGTAACCGCGTGGTCAAGCGCATTCAAAACCCGCCGCACGGTGGGGCAAAGCACGACTATGAATCATGGGCGCTTGAAGTACCAGGCGTTACACGTGCGTGGGTGTACCCGGGTGAAATGGGCGCAGGTACTGTCACTGTCAGATTTGTGCGTGATGATGATGCTAGCTTAATCCCCGACGGTGCAGAGGTCGATGTCGTTCAAGCCTATATAGATGATCGCCGTACCGTGACAGCAAAAGGTTGTTACGTGGTAGCCCCTATCGCATCACCAATTAATTTTGATATACAGCTCACCCCAAATACTGCAGCAACTCGTGCGGCGGTAGAAATCGAACTAACCGATCTGATACTGCGTGAAGCAATCCCCGGCAACACCATATTGCTTAGCCATATTCGTGAGGCAATATCAATCGCTGCTGGTGAACAAAACTATGTAATGCCAACGCCCAATGCCGATATTACTCATGCCACTGGCTACATGGCCACAATGGGGGCAATCACATGGCTTTAGGGGTTGAAAGCTATTTGCAAAGCTTACAAAACCTGCTGCTAAGAGGCAAAGCCTGGACGCGTGATGCTGGCAGTACATTAACAAAACTGCTCACCGGAATTGCCGCCGAATTTGCGCGTGTGGACCAACGTATTGAGGACCTGCTCAATGAGGCAGATCCACGCACGGCTATCGAACTGCTGGACGACTGGGAGCGCGTAGCTGGCCTGCCTGACCCGTGCGTGACCATTGACCAAACCATTGAGCAGCGCCACATCGCGCTGACCAGCAAACTCACGATGCAAGGCGGCCAGAGCCGCCAGTACTTTATCGACATGGCCGCCAGCATGGGCTACCCAAGCGCCACGATTGATGAGTTCGAGCCATTCTTGTGCGGCATTCACGCGTGCGGCGATGCAATCTGGTCTGAGGATGACCGCTACGTTTGGCAAATCAACCTGCCAAGTAATGGCGCCATCTCTTACTTTAGCTGTGGTGAAAGCGTGTGTGGCGAGCCCCTGCAAGCGTGGGGTGATGAAGCAATTGAATGCAGGATTAATAAATTCAAACCGGCACACACCACTGCCGTATTTGCTTATGTTTAGGAGAGTTTAGATGGATAGAATTAATGGCAGTAACGTCGCGCCAGATTTGCACGGTGCCGGTAAAGACGGCTGGCGTGATGGCAATAAAGCGCTAGGCATCCCGGCAACCGTTGTCACCGCAGAGTTTTTGAATAGCCTGCAAGAGGAGGTTGCCAACGTTATTGAAAGCCAAGGCATCACGCTTGATGTTGGAGATAAAACGCAGCTTAAACAAGCTATCGAACGCATGGTAAAAGGCGGTGATTACAAAGCCAGCGTCAGAGTTGCTTCTACTGCTGCAATCAACCTAGCAGCACCAGGTGCAAATATCGATGGCGTGGCGATGGTAGCTGGCGACAGATTCCTTGAAAAAGACAATGCCACTTTAGCTGATCGTGGCATTTATATTTGGAATGGCGCTGCTGTACCTGCAACGCGTGCTCTAGATGCTGATACAGGCGCAGAGTTTAACGGTGGTGCGATTATCCCGGTTGAAGAAGGTACCGTTAATGCAGATACTAATTGGCAGGTTACGAATGATGGTGCAGTGACGATTGGCGTTACTGGATTAACCTTTAAGCTCATTGGTGCATCTAAAGCTATCTCTGCAATACAAGGCTCATTTAGAAATTTAAAGGGGTCATCAACAGGAACAAGCGCTGTAGTTACTTACACGCTGGATGAACTCGTGACAGGTGATGGCGCTGGTGAGTATCTAACAACACGTAACTGGAACAGCACAATCACAATGACATCTGCCGGTGCTGGTGGATTAGATACAGGAGCCGTTGCAGCCTCAACTTGGTATTACGCATATGGAATTACGAAAGATGATGGCACCAAGGCGCTTATTGCTTCATTGAGCAGTGCCGCGCCGACTTTACCAGTTGGCTATACAAAATGGGCGCGCGTTGGTGCATTTCGTACTGATGGCACCGCAAACAAATACCCGCTAGGGTTCACACAAACTGGCCGGAGGGTTCAGTACAAGGTTGCTGCAGGTTCAAATCTAGTCAATTTGCCACTTATGGTAACGGGTAATCAGGGTAATCCAACCACGCCAACATTTGTAGCAGTGTCGGTTTCGGCTTTCGTTCCACCTACAGCAGGAATAATTGCACTTCAATTTCGTTGTGGAAATAACTCAACTACAATTTGCGCGCCGAACAATAGTTATGGTGGCGCAAGTTCAGTGACGAACCCTTCCCCGTTTTCTCAAACAATTGTCGCAACAACCTATGGCATCGCTGCCAAGTCGGACTTTGTTCTTGAATCGACAAGCATTTATTACGCCGAATCAGGATCCACGACTGACAGTTTCCTAATGTGCGCTGGCTGGGAAGACAATCTCTAAAACAAGGACATTAAAATGGCATATGCAGTAAGAAAAGATGGGCAAGGCTGGCGCGCAGTCAACTCAATAGAGGATGTGACTATTGACGAAACTTATAGCGAAACAGAGCCCTTGCCGAAAGAGCTGACGATTGAAGGATTAAAACAATTAAAAGTTGTTGAAATCAACGCCGCATTTGAGAAAGCGATGCTGCCAATCATTGTCGGCATACCAGCAATCGAGCGCGAGAGCTGGAAAAAGCAAGAGACCGAAGCGCGTGCTTATCAAGTCAGCAATTCCGCACCAACGCCACTCATTGATGCTCTTGCAGAATCACGCGGTATAGATAAAGCGGAACTGGTATCACGCATTATTGCCAAGGCTGATTTGTTTGCTACGTTAAGCGGTCAGTTAATCGGCAAGCGCCAGGCACTTGAAGATACTGTTAATGCATTACCAGACACAGCAACCGCTGAAGACGTAGCTGCAATTACCTGGTAATCATGTGTCGTTATTTTTTAAACGTGTTAATCGCCATTGATCAGCTGCTTAATGCACTTCTCGCCGGTGATCCTGATGAAACAATATCAAGCCGCATGGGTAAGTATGTAGCACGTGGGCGAGGCTTAATTCCATGCATGCTATGTAAGCTGCTCGATGTCGTCTTCAGAGAAAAAGACCACTGTAAAAACAGCATTGAAACTGACGAAGGACTCACATGAATTTATTAATCTGGCTTATTTATTTCATCCCAGCCATCGCCATCGAGCTGGTGTGTTACCTACTGGCCCCGGTTGTGGCTTTGTTTATTACTACTCGCCCAAGGCTTGATTACGTTAAGCGCCTCGGTTTTCCGCAAACCATGATGCCGCGCGACTACATCATCAAACCTTTGTACTGGTTTCAAACTCACGACAACGCCGTGGATGAGTGGTGGTACGGCATGTACAACACCGATCACTGGTTTGCATTTGCCCGCGCCTGGACACAATCAGACTACGACCGCAGCCGCTTCATCCGCTACTACTGTCGCGTGATGTGGCTGTGGCGAAACTGCGCTTATGGCTTTCACTACGCGCTATTTAGCAGGCCAAAAGAGGTACTGGGGCAGGTTTTGACCGCAGGCGATGAAGGCAAAGGATTCTGGTACCAGCTTAACTTGTATCGATACAGCTTCCAGCTGCAAGCGCATGTGCCGCTCGGTGCCAGGTATTTAAGTATCAACATCGGATGGAAGGCACATAAAACCACAGAGCACCTGCTTTATGCCAACCGAATTATTGGATTTAGAAAGTATTAAAAAACAGGGCGAGTGGCCTTAATGCAGCAACATTAAAACCACCCGTCTCACCGTAACCTAACTACGGATCAACCAAAGACCCTGCGCCACTAGCGGCGGGGAAATTATAGGTGACCCGTATGAAATACACTAGTTTTACAAATGATTTGCGCTGTATGAAATGTAATAGAAAGTTGGCCGAAGGCGTGGCCGTTAAATTAAGTATCAAATGCCCACGCTGTGGGGTTATTAATGAGTATGGAGAAAACAAATGAAGAATGAACAAGCAATTGAGCAAGAGATTCAAGGCAAGGGCTTAACAGCACCACGCATTACGCCTGCTGATATTGAGGCAACTATCGTTGATGAAGACTACTTCACAGCTGGTGAGGCTGCACTGCGTAAAGCTGGTGACCCTCTTCATTTATTAACATTCTGTGTTTTGGTATTAAAAAATGGCTTCACCGTCACTGGCGAGTCTGCCTGCGCCAGTCCGGAGAACTTCGATGCTGAGATTGGCCGCAAGATCGCCCGCCAGAATGCCGTGCAAAAAATCTGGCCACTGGAAGGCTATTTGCTGCGCGAGAAGCTGGCAACAGCAGAGGCTTTACTTTAACAACGACTAGCCCCCGCAAGGGGCTATCTACACGGGTGGCGGTTGCATGCTCAAGCCGCGTGACTTTGGATGACGATCCATCGACAGCCGCCGCCAGCCGTGTGGGTAACATAGTAATTTGAGGATAGAAAGCCAGCCCCAGTATCAGGTCAGAGAATCGGAATGCTCGCAGCACCTGGTTGGATATGTGCATGGTGAGTAAAAATCGGTAGAAAGCTCCCTGTTCCCACACCAATTTCTACAGAGCGTCATGAGCGCCTATACCTTATATATAGGAGACAGTTTCATGACGCAACGCTCATTAACAAATCAACGTAAATCCCCACTCGCATGGGTAGGTGGCAAAAGCAAACTCACTGCCACCATCATCCCTTTAATCCCGCCACACAAATGCTACGTCGAAACCTTCGCCGGTGCCGCATGGGTGCTGTTCCGTAAACCAGAGAGCAAGGTTGAAGTCATCAACGACATCAACAGCGACCTTGTAACCTTATATAGAGTGATTCAAAACCACCTTGAAGAATTCGTGCGCTACTTTAAGTGGTCACTGATCAGCCGCGAAGAGTTCGCCCGGCTGCAAGCGGTACCGCCTGAAACGCTCACCGATATTCAACGCGCAGCGCGCTTCTACTATTTAGTTAAGAATGCCTTCGGTGCCAAGTGCGTAGGCCAGAGCTTTGGCATCGCCAGCACCAGCAAACCAAGGCTTAACCTGCTGCGACTGGAGGAAGACTTGAGCGAAGCGCACCTGCGCATCAGCCGAGCCACGATTGAAAACCTGCCCTATGAAGCCTTAATCAAACGCTACGACAATAAAGGCACATTCTTCTATTGTGATCCGCCGTATTGGGATTGCGAGAGCGATTATGGCAAAGGCCTATTTGGCAAAGAAGACTTTACCCAGCTGCGCGACGTGCTTGCATCATGCCAGGCTAAATGGTTGGTGAGCATCAATAACGTGCCAGAGATACGTGATCTGTTTTTTGGATACGAATTTAAAGAGGTAAAAACCAGCTACAGCATTAACAACGGCAATACTAAACCCGTGACGGAATTGCTAATATCAAATTACAAGATATTGTAGTTAAATACAGTTTTATATGTATTGGAGGGTCTCAGATGGAGTGGGTCACAATGTTTGGTGCAATTGTTGCGGCTGTTGCCGCAATTGCAAACCTATGGTTTACATATAGTAATGGTCGTGACTCAATTCATGTGAGATATGGTGGAGTAAGATACTATGCAATCCCAGCAGCAGAGTTGTATGTGGTCAATGATGGTAAGCACCCCGTATATATCTCTGACTTCGGATTTATAAAACCTGATGGCAGCTTGTTTTCAATTCCATATTATGATCAAAACGAAGGTTATATGGATAATGATAACGACCCCAATCGTTATGTGAGAGGCATAACAACCCTCAATCCGCATGAAACATTTTCTATTGGCATGTCTTATAACGATAAAGTGATTGGTGCATACGCAAAGACTAGCACGCAAGATGTTGTACGTGTACATATGATTGCTAGCAGATGGAGGCCAGTGACCTTTTACTTATATTTAAAGGCCAAGTTCTTTGGTAAGCACTATTAGATATTGTGAAAAAATCGCAAGGCGGCTGTCTTGTGTTAACGAAATGCAAAGGCCCTAGCAACGCAAATGTGTCGCTAGGGCCTAATTCGTCTTCTTTTCATCTGTAACCTCCTTTGATTCACATAATGAATGCAAGGGAGATGATTGAAAAATGGTTGTAGTTCTATATATGAGATTTAGAACATGGGGTGTATTTAGGTGGGTGGCTCTATGCGTTAAACATATGTAAATCTAAGTGGTGGTTAACGAATACACTTAATATCTATCTAGTGCCAAACCAACCGTAAATTTGCGTAATTATTCAGTGCCAAATCAAATGCAAATTAGTGCCAAAACGCGCGGCGCGTTACAGTGGAATGCAACCCGCTTTGTGC